AGGTTAAAATAATCTATATAATAAAAAATATTATGTATAAAAAATTAGCAATGAGTGGATTGAAAATTTTAGCCTCCAAAGAAGGTCGAAAGATGGCAAAAGAGGCTTTTCGAAAAGCTTTTAGAAGACATAAATCTGAAGTTAAAAGATCAAAAAAATTAAGAACTCCTGTTGTACCTTATGATTTAATAAAGTCAGATATTAAAAAAAAAATTTTGGGTACTAAATTAGTTGCAAAAGCTGAAATAAAAGCAACTCCAGGTCTAAGAAGAAAAATTATAGTCAACATTGAAAGAGGCAAAAGAGATAAGAAAACATTTAGAAAACCGGTAATTTATGGCAAAGCATTTGCATCTGATAAAGCAGGTAAAACTATGCAGGTCTCACCTTTAACTAGAAAACAAAGAAGAGAAATGAAAAAAGAAATGGCAGCAGCAGCTGACAGAAATTATAAGAAAGTAAGATTTAGAAAATTTGGATATAGAAGTGGCGGGATTAAAAAAGAAAGAATTTAGAACTATTGAAGATTTGACAATTAAACAAAAAGTTTTTGTTGAAACTTTGGTAAAAAATTGGGGTAACATGACTCAAGCGGAAGCTTTGAAACATGCTAGATATGAATGTAAGAATGAAAATGATTACTCTGTGATCGCCTCAAGATTATTAAATAGAAAACTAAATCCTCATGTAGTCAAATATTTTGATAAGAAATTTGCAGAGGAGGTAAAAGTTTACGAGGGTGATAAGCTCAGACGTTACAAAAGATTAGAACGTATAGCAGATAAAGCTGAAAAGAAAGATCAATATGCAGCAGCAATCAATGCTGAATATAGATCAGGACAATTAGCATCTATGTATGTTGATAAAAGAGAGGTAAAAGTAACTGGACTGGAGGGTATGTCACGTGAGGAACTTGAAGGTAAACTTAAAGAACTTACACAAAAGATCGATGGATATAATGCCAAAACAATTGAAGTCAAGGCAGAAGAGATCGGTCAAAAATCTGGAGTGGAGTAAGTTTATTAAAGAATTCAATATGGTGCATAACTCTACCATGTTCACATCAGTGGGTACGGTAAATGTTAAAACGAAAGATTACGATAAATAAAAAAGCTAAAGATTGGCAGGACAGGTATCCTCTCGTGTCGGTTCAGTGGTTTGATATTTGTAGCGACAGCAGTTGGCAAAGCATTCCAGCAGCTCAGGCTGCAAAACTTCCTGTATGTGTAACAAAAGGACATCTATTAAGTCAGTCTAAAGGCATTACAAGAATATTTGGTGATTACTCAGAGAAAGATGATGGGTCAATTGATGAGATTGGCAATACAACAATCATACCTAATTCAGTCATCAAAGGCATAAAAAAGATTAAATCTTGACTTGATTGATGAACGAAAAAAAGCTTTGGCAAAACATTAAAAAAAACATACCTGAAGCCTTTTTTACACGCATAGAATCAAGCACTACTAATGGTATTCCTGATATATTTGGTATATATTATGGACAGAATTTTTGGTTGGAATTAAAATCAGATGATGTCAGTTTTCCAGCTTTAAATAAGTGGCAGGTTGTTTGGATAAATAAGTTTATTAAAGCAGGTGGCACGGTTATTATCTTCAAAGAGACCCTCTTGGAGCGTTCTTTGAAACTTTACAGACCAGTGTCCCGTTTTACTGATCCTCGCACCCTCGTCCCTCGTGCAGTGTTCTCGTTCCCGTACGACTGGGAACTGGTTACAGGAGCCCTGCAGCGTGAGCTGGGTCTCCGGGTAACGTAGCCTCGTTCTCGTTCACGGGATCTCGTTTCTCGTTCTCGTTTGAACTTGAACCGGCCACTCTGCAGCCAGGCACTGGCAGCACACCTGAGCTGTTGGAAGCTCGTGCTTTGACCCGCCCCTCGTTTCTTTCCCTCTTTGTTAGTTAGCGGGGGGCAGGTGATGGCATGGCACCAGCAGGATCTCGTCTCGTTGTCAAGGAGAAAGGTCTCGTTCTCGTTTGAGAACTAGCACCGTGCCCCGGCAGCGTACCTTTAGGAATCCGACCCAGGCACACAGCTGGTGAACAGCTCTTGAAAATAGTTCTTGACATTTATCCCATCAGGTCTTATCTAAGGTCTGCCGCACTTGTTAAGCCTGACGAGGCGTTAGTATAATTAACAGTGTGGCACTAACTAACAAAGGAGAAAAGATATGCCGATAAGTAAGAAACTAATCAAACAGATGAATGAATACTATGGATGCGAATACATTGTTGATGGGTCCTCTGATAAAAAGAAGAAGAAAGACAAACCCGATGCTGGGAAAACATATGCATTAACCGGTGCTCGGGGCACCAACTGCATTGCCAACGGTAACAGCTGGTCCGAGTCTGAGGTCCACGGAGAACATGCCGTGACCATCGACTGGGGACAAAAGAAAGAAGAAAGGAAGACGTATACCTTCGCTACCGCTGCAGAACTCAATGCATTCCTAAAAGGAGTGGATGAAATGGATGGCTGGCTGCGCTACGAAATTTATCACCATACTTCGTTATGATGTACATTCTCGGAGGCCTCGCTATTATGTGGCTGCTATGGCCCACCTTCACCAGTCTCCTCCTGGGGATCCTGCTGCTGATGATGATCTCGCTCGGATAATCTCGTTTACGTCACAATTGTAACCGGTAAAGTTCCCCGTCAGGAGCTGCCCGTGCCGAGCTGGAAGCTCGGTTGGAACTCTCGTTTTGCCAACAATGTCGTTGGCTAAGAGGATAGCACCCAGATCCTCCACCTGCGCCTGAACCACCACCTGCGCCTGAACCACCACCTCAAACACCAAAATTAATTACTTGCATTGGGGGGTGGGATTTGATAAGACAACGAATCAAACTAACAAAGGAGAAGATGATATGGGATTAGACCAATATGCAGGATTTCGTGATTCAAAAGGCGAAGTCCACGATACTTTCTATTGGAGAAAACACTCTCGGTTGCAGGTGTTTTTTGCAGGGTGGTATGAAGAACAAAACAAAGGGCAGACGCAGAAGCTAGAAAACAACACGATAGACGACTTGCAACATCTTGGTTTTAATGGTGGGCAAGGTGGTGTTAAGATTACGGAAGATCTAGTTAATCACTTGGACAAAGAACGCAAAGAGGGTTATCCAAATTGCGTAGCCGAAGATGGTTTCTTTTGGGGACAACAATTTCAAAAAGATGCCGTTAAGGAGTACAAAGCACAAGACGAGGAATTTGTTAAGTGGTGTCGTGAGCAGTTGGCACTCGGAAAAGATATAGCATATGACTGTTCTTGGTGAGACAATTAAAGACGAGGCGACAAATGTCGCCTCGCCACGAGTTAAGAGTTGGGCAATCGTTTTAGAGTGGGAACGACCTGACGGCACTTGGTACACAGAAACTAAAACAGATATACCTAATCGTGTTAGTGGACAAATAGATGATTACATTACGGAGTTAGAAGATGAAAAAAAAGAATGACGGCTCGGCTCGTTCTCGTAAGAGTGGACAGATAGCACAAGATAAACATATAGAGCAGGTGGAAGGTCTGGTGAAAAGCCTGGAAAAGCTGATGGGGGAAAACATACAACTTGAGGTTGAGCCAATAATACCCATAAAAAAAGATATAAAAAAATTAAATTAGCTATTGCAATAACTATGGGATTTGATAAGACAAGCAAGTATTCATAAGAATACATAACTTAACAAAGAGGTAAAAATGCCAAACGCAATAAAAAAGCTAAAGCAAGAAGAAAAAAAAGTTATTCTTGCATATGCTCAATTAAAGCTAAAAGCAAATAGACTATCTAAAGAGTTAGATACAATGAAACAAAACATTGTTGATTGCTTTGATAGAACAAATCAAAACTTAATCATTGTTCAAGATGAACAAGGAAATAGTTTTGGAGTACAAAAAATAAATCGTAAGAGGAAGAAATTTGAAACAGCAAATTTCAAAATTGCTCATAATGATTTATTCAATAAATTCACTACTGAGATTGTTTATAGTGAGTACAAAGCAATAGGAGATAACAATGACAAGTAGTTTAATTAATATTGCTAAAGTATTAAGTGAACGAGTAAATAATAATCAACCTACTCAACAAAGCGATTTACATATTAATGTAAATGGCAAGAAACAACTCAACTATGAAATTATGTTTCAGTTGCTACAGGGTGAAGTAGAAAAGCATATCTTAGAAAATCAAGGTAATGCAGTTGTTGATGAGTTTAAACAAAAGATTATTACAAAGTTTAGTAGTTTAATACAACAACTTAACGACTAATTAACAATTAACTAATGGCGCATTAGATTGCGCCATTGGTGTATCTACAAGGCTCATACAAAATCACAAAATAATTGATAGGTCAACCACCAGCTACCACGCTGGAAAACGCCACTTTGCGTGGCGTTGAGGTTTACAAAGCAGCATATATCGATATAGTTAAGGTTCAAACGAGATGAACTTAGATAAGTTAACAGACACAGAATTAAAAGATATTATTCTTCAAAAGCAACTGCAGTGGATCAAACTCTGCCAAGATAATTTTTTATTATTTGCAAAAGCTGTATGGCCAGATTTTATTTATCGTGATGTAGAGGACCCAAAAAAGTGGGGCCACCATAAGATAATTGCTAATCAGTTTGAGAAGATTGCCAGTGGTGATGAAAAGAGGCTCATCATTAATATGCCTCCACGACATACTAAATCAGAATTTGCATCCTATTTATTCCCTGCTTGGATGATCGGTCGTAATCCAAAGATGAAACTAATGCAGGTATCACACAATGCTGAACTTGCAACAAGGTTCGGTAGCAAAGTTCGGAACTTAATGAACACAAGAGAGTATAAACAAATATTTGGTAATGTTACATTACGAGAAGATAGTAAGGCAAAAGGACGATGGGAGACCAATCATGGTGGGGAATACTTTGCAGCGGGAGTTGGCGGTTCTATCACAGGACGAGGGGCGGACTTACTTATTATCGATGACCCACATACTGAACAAGACTCAATGTCTGACTCAGCAATGGACAGAGCATATGACTGGTATTCATCAGGACCCAGACAACGTTTGCAACCCGGTGGCCGTATTTGTGTAGTCATGACTCGTTGGGCTACTGACGATCTTACAGGAAGGCTCTTGAAATCACAAAGTGAACCTAAAGCAGATAAATGGA